GGATATCGTAAGCATTCAGTAAACAGGATTATGAATGAAATAAGAAACTTAAGGAACAATTTTGGCTTCAAATCATTCTACTTTATAGATGATTGCTTCACTATCGACAAAAAAAGAGTATTGGAATTCTGCAAAAGAATGCAAGAAGAAAAACTAGGCTCATTCAGGCTCACAAGCAGAACAGACACCATAGACGAAGAGATGATGAAAGAGCTAAAAAAGGCAGGAATACGGTCTATATCTTACGGGCTGGAACACATGGACAACAAAGTACTAAAGACCATCCAAAAAAGCAACACCACCGAAAACAATCTAAAAGCCGTCAGACTAGCAAAAAAATACGATGTAGGGGTAAGAGGCAGTTTTATTTTGAACTTGCCTGGCGCTACAAGAAAGACTATGTACGAATGCCTTGAATTTGCCATGAAAGAGGATTTAGACTTTGCAGATTTTTATAGTTTAGTCGCTTACTCTGGAACGCCTTTATGGAAAGACCCTAAGAAGTTCGGTGTCGAGATAACAAAAGATTCAGTTTATCAGACATCAGGAAAATCCAACGTCAAGATAAAAGGATTTACTAACAACGAAATTGAAGAAATAGTCAAAGACATCAATTCAAAGTGGCGCGATTATAAAGGCACAAAAACGCCGTGGGAGTTGAAGCGTAATGAGTAAAGAATATGAAAAATGTGAAAGATGCGGTTCTTACTTATTTCCGTGGGAAAGACAAAGCCCAATTTGTGAAGGTTGTGAAGAAGTAGATGCATTTAGAAATGGATAAATCACTTAATTATTTGTTACAATCGCAACCTATATAAAGATTGAGTTATAATAATAACTATGAAACCGACAGTAAAATTATCTAAAGATGAAATGGCATGGCTTACTACATTTGATGATAATTTTCATACAGCACTTACTAAAATTAAAATGGGTTGTGTTGAGTTCAAGGACGTTGTTGCTCAACTTGAAAAGATAGATAAACAATTAGAAAAACTGAATTCAAATTTATGATGTCGAGATGGCAGAATAGGCAATTGCTGAAAGTCAGAAATGGCAAACGACATTAACGCCCGTAATGCATAGTGTATGACGGTATCCGGATACCTAAATTATGGTTGGCGTGAGAGGATGTCGGTATCGTTGGTTCAAATCCAACTCTCGACATAATTATGTGGTGTAAAAGATGAACAAGCTAAACGTTGTGATTATGGGTCAAGACGCAGAAAGATTCTTACCTATGTGCCTTAAGAGTGTTCAAGACGCAGATAATATAATATTTTGTGATGGCGGAAGTACAGATAATACCCTTAATTATATTGAAGGAATGAGGGTTTCTTTGCTTTTAGAAAGACAAAAGAATGGTGGAATAGAAAATGAATATAGTTTCCTTTTTGTTATAGAAAACAAATACAACCAAGAAGACAAAGGAATGAATGGCAAACAGCGAGGATTTTATTTGGACTACCTTAAGAAACATCACTTAGGCGAATGGGTGTTGGTACTTGATGCGGATGAGGTCTTAGATGATGGAGGAATACAAAAGATAAGAGACTTCATTGACAACCCGCCTGAGAACATGACAGATATCATCTCAGTCAAGATGCGCCATTTTATAGAATCATTGGGAAATGAGGATGCAACAAAAACAGAGCATTTCGTACCACATAGATTATTCAAAATCAAAGAAGACATGTTTTATCCTGAAACAGAACATCCAGTATTACACTCACCAAGCGTAAAAGCAATCATACATTTCAGAGGAACTACTATTTGGCATTTGGCTTATTGTCCAGGGATATTTGATATAAGAAAACGATATCTAAATCACCTTAAAAAGTCAGAGATGCACACTAAAGAATTCTTACTTGAATGGTATTTAGCTCATCTGTTCGGGCGCTACCCTAAAAAGCAGGTGGGTGCGTGGGAAATACCTGAAACAATACTTAATGAATTTCTGATTGACAAAGACCTTTTATACTTCAAAACTCACAGCACTTTAGAGACCAAACATTTCATCATGTCGAAACAATGGATATCGCATTTCGGGCATGAGGATTTCAAACCGTTAAAAGTCCTTGACCTAGGATGCGGAATAGGATTGTTCGGATATGCTTTAGATAGTTATGGCACAGAATATGCTGGTATTGAGAAGTCACAATGGGCGGTAGATAATACCCCTTACAAACATTTAGATATAATACAAGGCGATATAACAGAGAAACAAGAGTTTACCCGAATATTAGATACAAAAAATCACTTAAGAGAGAATATAAATTTCGATTTAGTCTTAGTTCTGGATGTGTTAGAACACTTAGAAGAAAAAGATTTGGAACAAGCGCTTAGAGTTATCAAAGATTATGGCAAAAACTACCTGTTCAGCATACCTTACGACACAGATCCAAATATCGACCTAGACCCCACACACAAAATCAAGAAATCAAAAGAATGGTGGGTTTTGCAGCTTAGCAAATATTTTAAAATCTCAGACGTACCAGATGAGTTTATGTATGGTAAACAGATGTTAATCGGGGTGTTGAAATGAAAATTAAGGATATTATAATTTTTTTCAAGGAAGAAAAATGGTTAGCATTATATCTAATATTCGCAATATTGTTTTTAATTATTATGATTTATTATTCATACTGGCAATACGGTTTATGCAGGGAGAAGTTTGACGACTTTTGGTATTGCTTGAAACATGCGATGTGACAGGGTAGAAACAGATGTTGATTGGGGTGTTGAAATGAAAGAAAATAATACGGATAAATATGGAATGAATTGTCATGCAAATGTTTCTAAAGATTCTATGTTAGTTGTACTGACACAGAATGGCAATAACATTGTTATGTATAATAAAGAAACATTGAAAACTGCTATCGACCTATTACAAGAAATATATAATAAGGCTATTGGAAAATAGGAATTGGTGAATGCAAATGATAGAATGTATATTTTGTGGGTTCATAGGCGGGATTGTAGTAATTATAATGTATCGGCTAGGGGTGTTAGAATGGCGAAAGATAAAAAATATAGTATTGATGAGAAAATAGATGCTATTCGTACGGCTCAAAATAGTATAACGACATCTGGCGGATTTGATGAAAATGGCAATGGACAATATGATCTGATGCAAGGCAAGGTACGTATATATATGGGCAGTAAATACACACTTGAAATGCTATTCGAATCCATGAAAAGAACATTAGAAGAGAATATTATGCCTCGGAGTTGAACTAAAATGACAAATCCAGTAAATGGTTTTTTGAAAGAACTATCAAGAGCAACAGGAAAACTAATAGCAAAAATCGAGATGGCAGACCATTTCGGTATGGATAAATCAGGAATTGCTTATAATCTTATTGAGAAATTAGAAACATATCTATCGTATGAGGATAAGATGAAAGCCATTGAAAGACTTTTATTGAAAAGATACGACAGCAAAACAAGAGAGAAGATATTGGTGTTATTGAAATGAAAAGAAGAATAATCGTAACAGGCGCGGCGGGCTTCATAGGTCATCATCTATGCAATAGACTCAAAGAACAGGGATACTGGGTTAGAGGCGTAGATTGGAAAGACCCAGAATACGGACTGGAATGCGATGAGTTCCTTAAACTTGATTTAAGATATAGGTCGAACTGCATAAAGGCATTTAGCGGTAAGTTTGACGAAGCATGGCTATTAGCCGCAGACATGGGAGGTATGGGCTTTATACAGGACCCGAACAACCAAGCGAAGATACTTTACAACAACACAATGATTGACTTTAATTCTCTTGAAGAATGCAGACTAAGCGGTATCAAGAAAATCCTGTATTCTAGTTCTGCGTGTATTTATCCGAACTACAAACAGAAAACTACAGACTGCGCACCATTGAAAGAATCAGATGCATATCCTTCTGACCCGCAAGATTGCCTCTCAGAAGATACAGAAGTAATGACTAAATTTGGTTTTAAACAAATTAAAGATATAACTCTTGAAGATGATATTGCAACATTGTCTCAAAAAGGATATTTAGAGTATAATAAACCAACTCATAAGCAGATTTTGAATCATAATGGTACGTTAATTCATTTTAAATCTAAGTATTATGATTGTCTTGTTACTCCTCGACATAAATTAGCTGTTTCTAAAAAAAGAGGAGAAGAATTAGAAAGAATTGAGGCGAGTAAATTTGTAAAATTTCAAAAAATTGAAAAAGGTTATTTTAAGAGAAATTGTAGTTGGTTAGGAGTAAATCATCCAAAGATTGTAGAAATTTCACCAGTTCTATTTGAAAAGAGTAAGGATAAACAGAACAGAGGAAATAGGATTAAACATGGAATGAAATTTAACATAGAGGATTATCTTAAATTTGTTGGGTGGTTTATTACAGAAGGTTCTTGTGGATTTTATGGAGGTAAGAATTATATAACACAAATAAGACAATGTAATAAAGAAAATTTAAAGTCCATAATTCATATTTGTGAGAATATGGGTTTAAAAGTTCAAAAATCTTCTTATGAAAATGAGAGGGTAATAATTAATTCAAAATCATTATTCACTCATTTAAAAGAATTTGGACATGGGGCAATTAATAAACGTTTACTTTCGTGGATTCTGGACTTGGATTCTAATAAATTAAGAATATTATTTAATACTATGATGCTTGGGGATGGAAGCACTAAAAATAATAAGATGATTTATTGTACTTCCTCTCCATTTTTAAGAGACCAATTTGTTGAAATAGCATTGAAGGTAGGATACGCAGCTTCAGTTAGTACTATCCCGAAGCAAGGAAATATTAATGAAAGGTATCGTATAAATCTTTCAAAGCAAGGGATACATAAGGTTAGTGTTGAGAACATCAGTTATGAACAATATAGTGGTATTGTCTATGATTTAACTGTCCCTAATCATATTTTTTATATTCGTAGGAAAGGAAAACATTTATGGACAGGTAATAGCTATGGAAATGAAAAGCTAATCATGGAAAAACTATGCGAATCATACAGAAACTACGGCACGGATATTAAAGTGGTCCGTTTTCATAATGTGTACGGTCCCGAAGGCACATATAAAGGAGGTAGAGAGAAAGCACCTGCGGCTTTATGTAGAAAAGTCATTATTGCAATAAAGAATGAATGTAATTTTATAGAAGTGTGGGGTGATGGTGAACAAACAAGAAGCTTTTGCTATATAGATGATTGTCTTAAAGCACTCGAATTGGTTATGAATTCTGATATAGATGTTCCTATTAATATAGGAAGAGATGATATGCTTTCTATAAATCAACTATCACGCATAATTCAGAAAGTAGCAGGAGTAGAGTTATATACAGAACATATAGATGGACCGCTTGGAGTAAGAGGCAGAAATTCAGATAATACTATGTTCAAGAATAAGTTTAACTGGCAGCCGGAAATATCAATGCGCGAAGGTCTGGCTAAGACCTATAAATGGATTGAGAGGCAGATTGATAATGAGACCGATTAAGTTTAGAGCATGGAATAAAGAATCAAAAAAAATGACAAAACCTTTTGGTTTAAGTGATGGATGTCAATTAGACATAGTTATGCAATTCGCTGGACTACAAGACCGAAACGGAAAAGAGATTTATGAGGGGGATATTGTTACTTATAATGGGTTTGTTGTCAAGGGGATTGTGAGATACGACAGATATAAAAGACATCAGTTTATGAACGGCGATCAACCGCATGAGAACATCGGCTTCTATATCAAGGGCATACCCGAAGAATCTAAATCGGGCATCTCAAATACATTTGAATATCCTCTGATTCAAAATAACAATGTAATAATTATCGGCAACATCCACGAAAATCCAGAACTATTAAAAGGAGAGATTGACAATGAATAAAGAAACTGTAGCGATTGTGATACCTTGCAGGAATAGTATGCCGTTTATAAAGTTTGCTGTTGAATCCATCTTTACATCAACACAACACCAATTTAAATTACTTCTTATAGAAAGCGAGAGTACAGATGGAACTGCTGAATATTGCGATAAGTTAAAAATATGCCATCAAAATGTTGAAGTGTATCATATACCCCTAAATGGAATGACTAATGCGCTAAATTATGGAATTAAGAAAGCGGGTAATTTGGATGTTTATCTGACACAAGACGATGTTATTCATTTTAAGATGCTGGGAAGAGATTGGTTAGATGAATTAAGTATGGGCTCAAAAAGAGAAAATATTGGGCAGGTTACAACTATTGCAGGTTATGGAGAATCAACAAAGGAATATTATGATAAGTTAAAATGGGTCGGTACTTGGAGTAATTATATATCACGAAGAACTATAAATAAAATAGGTTTATTTGATGAGAATATGAATACAGGTAACGATGTTGATTATAGTTATAGAACATTTAAAGCAGGAATGGGTATCGGGGTTATAGATTATTGGGTACAACACCATAGATTAACAAAACATGGAAATGTAGATGATGAAGAAACAAAGGTACGCATGGCAAGATATTTTAGAAAGAAACATAAGTTGATATAATGAGATATTGTTTATATTGTGGGACACCACTCATCCATCAAGATAAGTCATACAGATATTGTTCAACAAACTGTAAAAAGAAAGGAAAATATCGGATAGAATCAATGGGTTTAAACCTGTGTTATAAATGGTATAAATTACAAAACCGCATACAGTATGCGGTATTGCAGTTAACCATTAACGCACACAGTAGGCATGGTTTTAAAATGTTTATCATTTACCCTGTAGTAAACAAAAATTATAACCTATTCCGTTTAATTCGGCAAAAGAGGACTTAAAATGAAAGGCAAAAAAATACATCTACTTGATAATCCGCTTACTTATGCAAGCGAATTACCAGATGAAACAGAAAAGTATACAACTAAACAAAATGCGGATGTATGTTGTAATAAATGTAATGGTACTGGGGTAATTAAGGATGTAAATATACAAAAAAAACGATTCGCGATAGATTTCGATAACACCTTAACAGTCGGCGATAACAAACCATGGCTGGAAGACGACAGACCAACACCTAACAAGAAGAACATCGAGATAGTAAACCAATTATTCTTCAAAGGAAACACAATAATAATACATTCATCAAGACCGTGGGAATTCGCAAGAAAGACAGTCGCCTGGCTGATAGAAAACAGAGTGTTATATCACAATATGAGCATCAAAGAATTCGAGGCAATAAAATGATATTTGGAAAAAAAGAGACACGTTTATTTGTAGCCGGACCTGTAAATGCAGCTAAAAGCCTTAAGAAACTAATGCCATTTCCAGAGATAGGACACAGAGAGCCGGAATTCACAGCATTATATGAAAACGTAAAAAACAAACTATTCAAAGTACTCAACGCAAGTCCAGACGAGTTCGATATAGCAATAATCGGCGGGTCCGGCACATCGGCAATAGAATCCATGATTTCATCGGTAGTAAACAAGAAAATACTTGTAATCAGTAACGGCGCATTCGGAGAACGGGCATATAAGATAAGCTCTATCTATAGACTGCCTAGAGCATACTTAAGATACAACTGGGGCGAATATCCAGACATAAAACAGATAGAAAAGATACTGAAAGAAAACCCAGAGATAGGCTTTATTTATATGGTACACATGGAAACCAGCACAGGTATGTTGAACCCAATAAAAGAAGTAGGAAATTTGTGCAAGAAGTACAACAAGACATATCTTATTGATTCTGTCTGCGCAATAGCAGGAGAAAAACTTGACATGAACGAATTTAATATAGATTTCTGCGCTTTCAGTTCTAATAAAGGCATAGGTGGCCCGCCAGTGATGAGCGCTGTGTGTTGCAGGAAATCTAAACTAACTAACATGAAAAGAAGAAACATGTACATGGATTTATCTGCTTATTTGAAATATGGAAAGATAAACCAGACCCCATTTACTCCGGCAATTCCATTATTCTACCTATTGAACGAAACATTGTCGGACTTATTAAAAGAAGGCATAGACAACAGAAAAAGACGCTATAAAGAGAACTGCAATTTACTGAAAGCAGAACTAAGTATGATGGGTTTGAAGTTCTATCTTATAAATCCAGGTAGAATGGCGCACACGATGGTAAACGTAATAATTCCAAAAGGATTCACATTCGGATACATACACGACAGGCTAAAGCGAAAAGGGTTTATAGTCTAAGTCTACGCAGGTAAGGACGAACTGCGAGGAAAAATCATACACATAGCAACTATGGGATCATTGACGAAAAAAGACATAAAGAGCTTTGTTAAGAACTTGAAAGAGGTTTTGAGGTCAATCACCACCGTTTAAAAACAGTGGCTTGAACCGTGAGGTTTAAGGGCAACTGGTTGATTAGAGAGTTGAAAAAAGTGAAAAAAATGCAAAAAACACAACAGCAGTTCGGAGAGAGAAATACATACACACCCATAGATGCTTCACAAGTCTATGGCTCTGTGGCTGTGTCCTTTAACAGAGAGGAAACTCTCGGTGAGCATGGCTTAAAAACCTCTCCAAACAATCTCGATGTGAACCTACACCAAAGACAAACAGGTGGGCGTAAAGCCAGAGTGTTTGTAAAGAGTATAGACAACAAACCATTGATGCCATGTACCCCTGCAAAAGCGAGGCATCTATTGAAAGACAACAAAGCAGAAGTAGTCAGCACAAAACCATTCACAATCAAGTTGAAGTTTGAATGTGAAAATCAAGTCCAGCCAATAACTTTAGGCATTGATTCGGGGTATAAGTTTGTTGGGTTCAGTGCAGTGACAAAGAGCAAGGAGTTAATCGCAGGTGAGTTGACTTTGAGGATGGATGTGAGCAAGAAATTAAGTGATAGGTCAATGTATAGACGAACCCGCAGAGGCAAGTTATGGCATCGAAAACCGAGATTTAACAACAGAAGTAAACATACAGGGTGGTTGGCTCCGAGTATCCAGCACAAGGTAGATACACATCTAAGGTTAGTGCAGAAGATTAAAGATATCTTACCGATAAGTAATGTGGTTATCGAGGTCGCTAACTTTGACACACAGAAGATGCAGAACCCAGAGATTTCAGGTATTGAATATCAACAAGGTGAATTACAGGGATATATGGTTAGGGAATATCTACTTGAGAAGTGGGGTCGGAAGTGTGCTTATTGCGGTAAAAAGGATATTCCCTTAGAGATAGAACACATAATACCGAAGTCAAGAGGTGGAACAAATAGAGTTTCAAATCTCACATTATCATGTAATAAATGTAACTTAAAAAAAGGAACGCAGACCGCAGAGGAGTTTGGTCATCCGAATATTCAAAAAAAGGCAAAAGAGTCACTCAAGGCAACAGTATTTATGAATGTTGTTAGAAGTCGAATTGTCGAATCATTAGAATGTGAATATACCTATGGATATATCACCAAGCACGATAGAATTAAAATAAAGATTGATAAATCACACAGTAATGATGCTTTTGTTATCGCCAAAGGAAATACACAACAAAGAACAGGGTCTTATGTCTGCGGTCAGACCCGCAGAAATAATAGATGTCTACAGAAGAACCGTAAAGGATTTAAGATTGGTATCAGGCAACAGCGATATGCTTATCATCCCAAAGATTTAGTCAAAGTCGATAATGTGATTTATGTTGTCAAAGGAGTTCACTGTAAGGGTAAACGGGTTGTTGTGTCTCAATTACATAATACTCAAAAGAAGAGTCGCAGTATTGCGATAAGTAAAGTAGAGTTAGTAAAATATAATGCAGGAATACAATTTACAATCCCTCAATTCCTCCACCCTTTAAAAAGGGTGGTATCCTTGAGGGTTGGTGAAGTAGGTGAGTCGTTATGAATGCAAATGAATGCAAACGTATATCAAGTAAAATTTGATGAAGATAATAAAAAAATCAGGTTTGAAGATGGCAGAGAATTTAGATTAGTTCCAATACCTACAAGCAAAGAAAACAAAGAAAATGACATATCAAGAAACTTAATCGGAAATATGGATGCTAAAATATGGGCTGAAGAATTTGTGAAGATAGTAAAACAAAAGCCAGAAATACCAACAGATGAAGGAACAATGATTGGGTGGTTCGCAAATGCGATTATTGTGGGGTATGATGAAAATGACAAAAAACATTTAACCCATATAAATAAAGATGAAAAGTGTCCGAAATGTAATAATTACACATTGATTCCTGAACATAATGGTGTGATTACAGGTGAAAATTCTTGTATGATTTGGGATTATAGATGTACTCATTGCGGGGCTAAATTTTTTGATGATACGAGGTTGAATAAAAATGAATAATATTTCATGCTTGATATGCGTAAAAGACCGTCCAACTGAGCTTGCATTACTACTCCAAAGCATAAGAACGCAGACGATACAAGACACAGATATATTTATCTTAGACGATTGTTCAGGCACGCCGCTTACTAACTATCATTTTTTCAACTGCATAATAACTCGACTGAAATTGGAGAATCACAAGGTATTCATGAAGCGCACAGGGTTCCCGCACGGAGTAAGCAGAGCAAGACAGGCGATAGTTGATTGGGCCATGTCAAAAGGTGATTATGATTACTTTGTCCGGCTGGATGATGATGTCGTCTTAGAGCCGGATTACATAGAAAGACTATTGAAAGTGATAGAATCCGGTTATGACATAGCAAGCGGTGTGACTGTCCCTATGACTGGGCCCGTCTTCAAAAGAGACCCAAAACACCTGAAAGGTATAGTTAATAGGGTGATATTAGACGAAAAAGGCAACTACATAATGAACGGTGACGACTGTGGATGGGCTTATACTGATTCGGTGATATTACCCGCTCACCATTTTCGTTCATGTGCATTAATCCGAAAAGAAGTCCACGACAAAGTCAAATACTACCTGACACGGTTGAGCAAACATGGTTTTAGGGAAGAACAGATTTATTCTTATAACGCTTTGATGAATGGATTTAAGATAGGAGTTGATACTGGCGCTGTAAACAGACATCAAATGACGCCTTCAGGAGGCGAAAGATTCCCCGACCAAAGAGACCTAACTTTATTCAATCAGAAGATATTAGTGGAGTTTACCAGGAAGCACAAAGACAAACTAAATAAGATATTCACACATGAAAATATGCCAAGCGAACTAGCGCTTATGAAGGAGACGAATTTAAGGTGAGTTTATGGGTGATGTGATTATAGATGATTGGATTAAAGATGAAAAGAATTATACAAAAAAACATGGTATGCATATAGTTAAAAGCGACAATATAAACGACTGGATTAATGAATGTGAACGTTTACAAAAAGAAAATGAAAGGTTAATGCGTGAAATGAAGAAGTTGATTGAATGATACAAGAAATAAACATACTGACGAATTGCATATTTACTTATCTGATAGTCGTGGATAAAATAATAAACTATTATAGATGGGAGTGGTAAAATGATAAATATTATCGGAAATTATTTTGGCTGTTCTGGGTATGATAGCCATGTTAGAAACCTAGTACGGGCATTAGACAAAATAACAGACGTAAGAGTAACCACAGGAGGAGTACCTAACTGGGAGAGAATGGTAGACGACAGAGAGCTAGAACTACTAAAACGCCCACCAGAAGAGAACGAAATTAACCTCATCATCACGAATCCTCTACACTGGAAACTAAACGCAACCGCAAAGCGTAACTGGGTTTACTGTGTGTGGGAGGGATCAGAAATTCCTAAATGCTTTATAGAAGAATGCATGAATCCGAATATCGAGTATATACTGGTGCCAAGTTATCATACTATGGATGCGCTACTTAATACTAAATGTGGAATTGACAATAAATATATTTGCGGTGATATATATCCTGAAATAAAAAATAAATTGAAACTCATTCCGCATGGATGTGATTTAAAATTGTTCTATCCTAAAAAGAAACCGGATAAATGCACGTTTCTTCTAAATAAGGGATTCAGAGACTTAAATGACAGAGGAGGCGCGCAATATTTTATACAAGCATACTTCGAGGAGTTCACAGACAAAGATGATGTTAGCGCAATATTAAAAATAAATCCAGCCTACGGCATACCAGACCTTAACAGTATGATAGCCAAACTAAGCCCAAGAAAAACAAACCTTCCCGAACTAATAATAAACACAGAAAACATAGAATACTCCAAGATGGTAGACCTCTACAACTCCGCAACAGTATTTGTAAGCCCCACGCGAGCAGAGGCATATAATCTCCCCTGTATCGAGGCGGCAGCTTGTCAACTTGCGAGCATTGTGACGGGCTATGGTGGTCAGACTGCCTACATAAAAGACAAAGTAAACGGATTATATGTAGACTACAAACTTGAAGAAATAATGCATGAAATCCAGTACGAAGGGATATCTTGGGCGACCCCATCCATCCCCGATTTAAGAAAAAAGCTAAGATACGCATACGAACACCCGGAAGAGATGAAGAAACTAGGCGAAGCAGCGCTAAAGACAGCAAGAGATAATACCTGGATTAAGAGCGCAGAACTAATCGCAGACCTAATTTAATGGAGGAATAAATATGAATGGAAATACAGCAGCAACATTAATCAATATTACTTTAATTATTTTGATTGGATTTGGAATATATATCACACATAGCCCCTGGGTATTATTAGGATTATGTTTTATGAAAGGCACAAGAACAAAGTGTATAGATGCAAAATGCCTCGAATGCAAACATAAATTTACGGCAATTGATGAATCAAGAGATGTAAAATAATGGAGTTGATAATATGGCAAAAGGAGTACCGAAGAAAGACGGAAGCGGTCAAGGAACCCGAAAAAACAGAGGGCGCGGAGGATGTAGTACAACACGAAAAACAGGACGAGGTAGATAACATGAAAAGACAACTAACAGAAGAAGAAAAAGAAAAGACAGAAAAAGGAATGACCAGACTTGCAAAAGAAATAACCGACCTAAAAGAAAACATAGAGTTCAACGAAAAGACAATAGCATTCCAGAAAGCGCAAGAAGACTACAATGAATTCGCAAGACCATATCTACAGAAACAAAAAGAAGCAAAAGACGAAAAGACAATGAGCTATATGCGCATGGACTTGATGAGCAAACAAGACACATTAAAAGGACTGCACAGCCATATCAAAGACGGTGTAGAGATCAAAAACCAAGAGGGTGATTAAATGACAGGAATATTCCGGCCTCAAAATTCCAATGAAAAAGTGGACTTTCGAGACATTGGACCAACAAAAACAAAAGACGTAACAACAAACTTCTTGACAGAACTGGCACACGTACGCCAAGAATGCACAAAAAACAAGATACCATTCTTCAAAAAGGCAGCAATGGACGACTTTGACGATTATTATAAAAAAGAGGTCAAAAAATCAGTAAGGAAAAACGGATTTCTAAAACTTGAAGACATCCAGCCGATTGATATGAACTGGAAGAAATACAGTTCTACAAACAAAATCGAACTAGTTGAAATGATAGTTCAAAGAGATTCATACGCCAGCAAGAAACAGCCGTTTGAAGTATTCGTCAGGACATACAGATATAAATATCACGGATATAACCCCGGAAACGATCATAACATCTCAATAATGGAAGACGAATCAGACGCAGTAAAAAGACTCAAAGCCGAATACGATAACAAGCCATTTGACGAGATATCACTTGCAGAAAAAGTCAGCCGTAAATATTCAAAAGAGAAATCAACTGCAAAAAAGATACTAAAGAACATAACAAACGGTTCTGACACTGAAGAGAAATAGTGGCTGGGATGAAAAAGAGAGCCTATTGGTGTGATTTCGGTTGCGGTAAAAGAATAAAACTACTGATAAGAAACGGTAAGACACACACCGGTATTTACATCTGTTATTTACGTTTGAAGAAGTAAAAAAGGTGAATTAAATGAAATGTTGTGATTGCGGAACAAATCAGGAATACAATATTTGTGATTCATGCGCTGAAAAAAGAAAAAAACGAACAGGTGCAAAAATCATAAAATTCAGATTAAATAGATTAAGGAGTTGATAAATAATGGAAGTTAACAAATACCTGAAATCTGTTTTAGGAGGGCTTAATGATGCACTTACAGATACAGGTTATGAGACATGTAAAGAAGAAGATGCGCACATAGCAATAGACATTAAGATGGATACTCAAAATAGCATGTTCGTAAGTCTTAGAAAAAGGAGTTGATACAATGCCAAGAGAGAAAGGATTTTCAGAAGAGCAAAAACAAAGAAAAGAAGAAAAGGAATGATACTAATGAAATATAAAATAAAAGAAAAAGACATCAAATGGATAGAAGCCATGCTTAGTAAATTCGATTTTATAAAGTGGGACAGGTATGCTGTAACTAAAGGTAATAATGTAATGGTCTATGGTTGGATTGACAGATTAAAAGACAACTACAAAGATTTTATTATAATAACTTTCTTTTCAGATGAACAAGGCATAGCATATCTGTCTTCAAGCGCAAAATACAGTAAGAAAATACATACTATATTATACGGCGCAGTAACAGATACTTATGAGGATTGCAGAAGAGTAGAGGACATGTTCGAGATAGAAAATTGCATTAAACTATCAACTAAGGCGAAACCATGAATACTTACGCCGTACTTGTAAACCATAAAAAAGTAGCAGAAATAGAAGAGGAATCAATAGAAGACGCAGAAGCAGAAGTCGAGATAAAAAGGATAAAAATTAAGGAGTTGTGAACAATGATATGTAGTTTAACAGACGAACAAAGGAAGAACGGGATATTGTGCCGCGCTATGGATTGCGTGGAGTGCAAGAAGTACAGGAATGATAGAGTGGATATGGAGAACCTTAATTATTTTGATGGTAATGTTGTAAAATACATTGTGCGCGCCAGACATAAAGGTGCTGAACCAACAGACAGAGAGAAAGCGCTATGGTATGTCATACGCGGGATGATTGACACCGTTGGCATTGAGTCTGCGCTTAAGAGTGTAGAGACCACTCTTAAACATTTCAAGGGCGATGAGGAGAACACCCATACCATACGCGCATGTCACGACTCAGACTTCCATGGAATTGATTGTCTTGAAGATGATACTTATTTCGGGTTCTTCAAAAGCGAGGAAGATGTAAGACCGAGTTCATGCACCTGGATAGAGAAGGATAAAGCTGAGAAGTTGTTTGATGTATGTTTAAAAGGAAATGTGAAAAATCAACATAAACACAACAGATAGTATGTATTTTGTTTTTACATACAACATATCGTGAGTTTATGCCTAATAAATGCTTGCTATGCGCAAAACCAGCACCAAACAAGGCATACAACAAACACATACCTCCAGATGTAAAACATTGGAACAACAAAGCGTATTTTTGCGATAAATGCAAGCGCCGCGAGGATATAAAAATAAACTGGATATTCAAAGAATGCACGAGGTGTAAGAACTACGGCAAAACCGACAGCACATGTTGGGAGTGTATAGAAGGTAATATGTTTGAGAAGTGATACTATGGAAATAAAGAAAATGAAGCTAACAGAATTAAAACCCGCAACTTACAATCCGCGCAAAGACCTGCAGCCAGGAGACCCAGAATACGAGATGATAAAAAAGTCAATCTTAGACAATGGCTTAGTGCAACCGATAATCTGGAACAAGAAAACAGGTAATATCTGCGCAGGTCATCAGCGCTATAAGATAATAAAACAGCTCGGCTATGAAGAAACAGAAGTAGTAGTAATAGACGTAGACGAAACAAAAGAAAAGTCCATGAACATCATGCTAAACAAAGCAGTAGGCGATTGGGATGATGAACGATTAGCGCTTATACTGCAGGAAGCAAAGAAGAACGACTGGCTGGATAAGACAGGGTTTGAAGAGGACGATATAACTGCGCTTTTGGAATCACTACAAGAAGATACAATTAAAGACGGACTGACAGACCCCGACGATGTGCCTGAAGCTAAAGAGACCAAAATAAAAATAGGCGACATATTCAAACTCGGAAAAAATAGATTGATGTGCGGCGATGCTACCGATAAACGACAGGTAGAGGCGCTAATGGGCGGGGGGTGTGCTGATATGGTGTTTACTGACCCGCCTTACGGTGTTGATTTAAATAGTAAGAACATGATGCTGAAAGGTATAGGCAGAGGTAAGGACTGGGGAGATTTAAAGAATGATGTGGTACTGGAAGACTTGCAGGAGATGTTAGTTCCTGCATTTGAGAATATGAAAAATAACACCACAGACTCAGCATCATGGTATATATGGCACGGGGGTTTAGGTTACGATATATTCAAACAGGCGCTAATGCCATTAGATTTTTTAATCCATAGAATAATAATATGGAATAAGAGCAGACTGGTTCTTGGACGAGGAGACTTTCACTGGAAGCACGAACATTGCATTTACGGATGGATAAAAGGGAATAGACCTAAATTCTATGGCGGGCATAATAAAACAACTGTGTGGGACGTTAATTATGGAAAAGGAGAATATACTATTGGTAGAGAGCATCCAACTCAAAAACCAGTAGAACTATGCGAAAAAGCCCTATTTTGTAATTCTAAAAAAGGACATTCTGTTCTTGATTTATTCGGCGGTTCAGGAACAACCTTAATAGCATGCGAACAGACAGACAGAATATGCTACATGATGGAACTTGACCCTGTGTACGTGGAAGTTATCAAATCTCGGTGGGAGCGCTTCACAGGAAACAAAGCAGAACAACTATAAACATTTATTTGATGATAATATGGAAAAAAAGAAACCAATAAAAAGAACGAAAGCAGGCGACAAGATAAAAGCAGCCAAAAGAAGAACAGAAATATTAAAACTCATAATTGAAGCAGGACACCCAAGAGCAATCAGCCAGCAATCATTAGCAAAACACTATAAAGTAAGCCAAGTCGCTATATGCAAAGACATACAAGCGATAGCAACAGAGATAAAAGAAAATATGCCGAAAGAGGCAGAGTTTATAACGCATGTAGTCATGGAATCTGCAATAAAAGCGCTATCTAAAAGTCCAGACCCAGACCAGAAATTCAAAGCTGCAAAACTTATCATGGACTGGAATAACTATCTTTTTGAGATGGGTAAACAGAAACGTGTGCCTCAAAGACACGAAATCAAAGGCGAAATATTAAACAATGTAATAATCAACATAGCGCAACCAGAACCGAATAAAATAGAAGATAAACACATAATCAATATAACAAAAAATGATTAATAGGGGGTGATATAGTTGGCATTAACAATCAACTGGAAGCCCACCGCTAAACAATTAACTGCGTATAATATCTTAAACGACAAAACAACAACAGAGTTATTATTCGGCGGAGGAGCAGGACCGGGTAAAACTTATCTTGGTTGCGCATGGCTAATCATATCATGCCTGAAATATCCAGGATCAAGATGGCTCATGGGTAGAGCGGTACTAAAAGCACTCAAACAATCAACCTTACTTACTTTTTTCGATATATGCCGTAGCTGGGGTCTGAAACAAGACGAAGCGTATAAATACAATTCAATAGACGCAGTAATAACATGGTATAATGGCTCAGAGATATACTTAAAAGACCTAAAACTATACCCTACCGACCCTGAATTTGATTGTCTGGGCAGTACAGAATACACCGGCGCATTGATAGATGAAGCGTCTGAAGTGCCAGTAAAAGCAAAAGAGATAGTAGCAACTAGGATAAGATACAAGCTAAACGAATTCGGGCTTATACCGAAATTATTAATTGTATCCAATCCCTGCAAGAACTTCTTATATTCAGAATTCTTCAGACCGAACAGGGACGGTACAATAGAACCATACCGTAAGTTCTTACCGGCTTTAGTTTATGATAATCCGTTTATGCCGATACATTATATTAGAAACTTAGAACACGCAAAAAAAGAAACAAGAGAACGGCTATTAAAAGGCAACTGGGACTACTCGAATGACCCAACAAAACTATTCATATACGACAAAATCATAGACCTATATACAAACAACGTCAAACGAGGTTTAAGATACTGCATAGTAGACCAGGCAGGCAGAGGCAGAGACAAAGCAGTAGTAGCGCTATGGGAAGGACTATTTTTATATAAAATGCTAGTATTCGATGAAGGGATAAGCAGTATGGACCTTGACAAAATTCTACAAGACGAACAGATACCAAGAAGCCGATGCCTACCAGACGAAGACGGTGTGGGATTTGGGCTAGTAAAAGACCTACCTGGAATCAAAGGCTTCGTAAACAATGCCTCGCCAATAAAGGAGTTCAAAGAGACACAAGACCAAGACAAAATCAAAACGAACTATGCTAACCTTAAAGCGCAATGCTGGGATATGGCGGCCACCTATACAAACAACGGCGAAGTAGGAATTTATAGAGATATTTCTGTAGAAGACAGGGAACTACTTACGGAAGACTTAGACCATATAAAACAAATAAACGTGGGCAAAGACCAGCCTTTTAGAGTAATAACCAAAGACGAGCTAAAAAAAGAGATGGGGCGCAGTACAGACAGAGGCGAGTTACGACAACCATACAAGCCGTATATCTCTGTTTAATCGTAAGAAGGAGAGTGGATGCGAACCCAAACGGATTCCACATCCTCAAGCATGAGTAGTATATTTATTTCGTTTAATCTATTTATATTTATGTTTCGCATGGAGTGACTACATTGTAACAACCGTTACTTATATAAAGATTGGTAGTAATATATGTTACATGGAATTTAAATGTGGTTTTTGTGATTTCAGAGATGAAGATGAAAGAATTGTCGCAAAACATTATAAAACATGTAAACATCGACGTAAATTAGAACAAGGCATGATTAATGATTGTGAATAAAAGTGAGTAACATGGGCGCAGTATTCAGACTAACAGATGAAAACGAGAAACGACTTAAAACCATTGACGAAAATCCGCACAAAGCGATTAAAATTGTATTGGAAGGATATATAGCACACAAAGACCTAAAAAACGAGCATAAAGACATAATCTCAAAACTTGAAGACCTTGAAACTCAGATAGAAAACCTGAAAACAAATTATTAGGAGAGGATGAAATGAATGATAAAATAAAGATATTTGTTGTTTTTTCAATTATGGTAATAATTATAATTGGATTTGTATCATTAATGGACAATCGAATTAAGGATATCGTTTATGTTGGAACTGTAAAAGAATTTGAAATACAAAAAATAAATCATCACATATTAAGCGTTGGCACAATCGCCGTAGTTACATTGAATGATGGAAAAAAGATTATTATTTCAGAAAAATGTGGCGCACTTAAACTAAAAACGAATCAATTAGTATATTTTCGTGAATCATT